TGACAGTCTCGGCTGTTGATGGTGCCAATGGTTTGGTGACTCTTGCCAACCCAGTGCCTTCGACTGCTTCCACACTGACCATCACATACTACACCAACACTTATCAGAACACCTATGACTTGCTTCCGGCCAGTAACGTCGCCAGCATTGTCGAGGTTGGTCTCGGTCCTGACCGTGCTGATTACATACAGGACATCGACTATGTATTGGGCACGGATTCAAACGGCAATCCCACAATCAACTGGGGCGCTTCAACTACAACCGTAGTGGGAACCTCCAACGCTGCCGACACGGCTCCATTCGGACCGGCTGACATTGTAACCACCTTGGTTGACGAACACGTCTACCTGCAATACGCCGGTAATGGCAACGGAACCACTGCGGTCTTCACCCTCCCCGATGTGCCAACAGATGGCAGCGGTTTGGGTCGTGCAACTGACAATCCAAACTTGATTCAGGTGTTTGTCGGTACCAACCCGTACACTGCTTATCAGTCTGGTCCGGTTCAGGTCGCTCGTTTGTCAGGCGCTTCTGCTCAGGCTACGCTTTACAACATCCCAGCGGTTGGCACTAAGGTTTACGCCAGCTACTACCGTAACACTTTGAACGACCACACCTACACCTTGACTGTTGCCAACCCGGCTCAGTCTGGACAGGGAACTTACAGCATCACCAACGAACTTGGTTTTGTGCTTCCTGTGGTTGCCAATGGCACCAACACAGTTGCGGCTCCAAACTTCGCAAACACCGGCATCGTTTATCCCAACGCTTTCGCGGATGCATGGGATGAACCGGATGCCCCGGATGAGACAGTTACTCTGACGTTCAACAATGATGGCTCAACAACCACACCCGGTGTTCAGGCTTCGTTGACGACTCAAGGTATTATCTTCACGGCAACGACTCCGGGTACTGGCGGCAACTCCGTAACCATCGCTTTCACTAGCGTAGGTTCGGCTGATGTTAGTGCCATCTCCGTAACTGGAGACGCTATCACCGTGGACATCACCACACTGTCATCCTCCACTCGTACAACGGCTCAGGTTGTTGCTCTATTTTCAACCTACCCTCCAACCACGACAGATGGTGGCGTGATTACGGCGGTTGGTGGTTCCTCAACCAACGCTGCAATCGCTTCGCCTCTGAATCTGGCTGGCGGTGCCGCACCAGTTTCAACCCCATACACCCACAGCTACACGGTGACTTCTTCTTTGGGCGTCAGCGGTTCTCACGGTGTGGGCTACCTCGACCAAACATACATCGACGTGACCACTGGTTTCAAGGTTACGATTGTCAACCCTGCTGATGCTTTGGGCTTTGGCTACACGCAGCTTCCTTCGCCTCAGTATGCTTTCGCTCCGGGCGACATTCTCACCTACACGACCAGCAAGACCAGCGTTCGCTACACGGGCTCAACATACATCCCGTTTGGCACAGCGCAGCCAAACAACCTGATTGCCATCCCCGGTTTGACCACCAGCGTGGTTACGACCTTTGGTGCGGCAACTGGTGACACGGCTCTCGTGGCAACCTACAACAAGTCTGGCAATGAGCCGAGTGTTGGCGAATTCTACTACGTGACCTTCACGGTTGCGAAGACCGCCGCCGACATGGCTCTTCAGCTTTATGACAATGAAGCTGACGCTTACACGGCTTATGGTCAGCCGAGCGTGGTTAACCGCCTGTCCTTGGGTATCTCGCTCATGGTACAGAATGGTGCCAATGTCTTCGGTGCCATTCAGGTGCCTCAACAGCCCGGACAAAACACCGCTTCGGACAATGATTTCATCGCGGCCATTCAGACCTTGACAGTAAATCTGCCGGGTTACACCAAGAAGGCTGACGTTATTGTTCCTCTGAGCACGAGTCCAACGGTTCACCAGTTCTTGAGCCGTCAGCTTATCACTCAGGCTAACGTTCGCAACAAGGGTGAGGCGATTGGTTTCGTGGGCTACAGTCAGTACACAACTTCCACTCAAGCCATCACCAATGCAACGGGTTTGGGGAATGCTCGTATGATTGCTATCGGTAACCCAGTTGCCGGTCTCCAGATTACGAACACTCAAACTGGCGTAGCTCAGGAGTTTGCATTGTCTGGCGAGTTCATGGCTGCGGCCATGGCTGGCTTGGAAGTTAACCCGGCCAACGACGTGGCGACCTCGCTCACGTTGCAGGATTTGGTTGGCTTCAGTCGTCTCCTCATTCGTTACGACGATGCAACCATGAATCTGATGGCTTCACAGGGTCTTGTTCTGCTCACCGACAACTCCGGTGCGTTGAGCATTCGCCACTACAAGTCCACCGACCCATCGAACCCGATTACGTCGGAACCGACTTGCACAACCATCACCGACTATGTTCGTCAGCAGTTCCGCGCTGACCTGCAACAGTTCATTGGTCGCAAGCTGGTAAGCAGCCTCGTGAACGACATCACAGCCGTTTGCAACGCTCGTCTCCGTTCGCTGGTTTCAAACGAAATCATCAATGGGTACAATAATCTGGCTGTCATACCTGATCCGAGTGACCCAACAACGGTTGATGTGACTGTCACCTTCATGCCGATGTTCGCGTTGCTTTACATCAGCGTGACCTTCACGGTTACAACCAGTCTGTAAAACACTGAGGGGTGGGATGGCTCACCCCTCAACCTACTTTGGAGTCTTAGATGAAATTGCATACCGTGATTACTCAGGCGAATGGCATCATCAGTCTCATCATTCAGCCGTCCTTCGTGGGCGACTTGACTGACGCTAATGATAAGGCGTTGATTGCTGCTTTCGGTGATCCTCAGGTAAACATTGCTGGGCAGTTTACAGACCCCAATAACATACATTTTACGTTTCAATTCCCCACTTCTGAACTCTATGTAGGGATTACAACTCAGCTTTCTTCGCAGACGGCGCAGTTTATGCTTGCCCTTCCTTCTGGCCCGCCGAATCAACCGGCTCCAATTCAAGGGTCTCTGGCGTGCATCACTCCAAACCCGAGTGAGGCTGCGGTGGCTTGGCAAGCAGTGATTGTTACCCGTATTCAGAATGCAATGGCAGCATTGCGTGCTCAGATACTGGTTCCGTCAATTGGGGATGTGACTGTTTAAGTTCGGAGAGAAAGAAGCGACTACTATGGCGTCAAGATTATTTGCCCGTCGTCAGCAACCAACGAAAAAGGCGACCACGCTAGTTTCTAAGCAAACACTTGAACAAGCGGTGCAAGAGGCTAATGTTCTTGTTGGGCAATTTGTGAACGCCAATGCTCATGATGAGCGGCTCGATCAACTTTCCGAAGTGATTAGTTTTCTTGAGGGCATTCTCAAGAAGTCTCCAATGGAGATGCAACAAGAAGGAGCATCCACGTTGGATGACTACTTGGACGATGCTGTAATGCCGCAGATGGCTCAAAAAATCAAACAGGATGTGGACATGATTGCCAAGATGAAAAATTCGGGAACAGAAACTCAGGAAACAGCCCCGGTTCTAGCTTCTAGTATCGACTTCGTTAGTGACCGAGATGAGAAGGGAGAGCCAAAGGCACCTGAACTAGCAGAGGTTCCTCGTCTTGCTTCCAAGAATGATGATTTGTTCTACGGGACAAAGAAGGCCGCTCCTGTTCCAGTTCCAACTAAGGCTCCGGCCCCCGCCGCTACTCCAAAACCTGAGGCCGACATCAATCAACTTTCCAGCGATACACTCGCCAAGATGCAAAAGGCTCTCGCAGGTTCTGACGACCTCATGAATGACAAGGCTGCTCAGGCTTTCATTGCAGCCATCGCTGAAACTCTCATGGAACGTCCCGTTGAAGTTGAACAGGAAAAGGCTCCTGCTGCACCAGCGGCTGGTGCTCCTCCGGCTGCTGCGGCTCCTCTTCCAATGGCAGCTTCTTTCGGTGGTTTGGTTCTCGTGGCTGCTGAACCCAAGGTTGCTGTTACGCCTCCCGGCATCAGTGAAGAACTGATGCATAAGCTGAAGGAAGAATATCCCGGCGATAAAGAAAAGGCATACGCAACTGCGTGGTCGATTCATAATGACAAATCCGCTGCTCTGCGGGTTCTTAATGCGGCTGCGAAAGCTGCAAGTGGTCAGGGTGGTTCTTGGTTTGTCAATGATGGTGACACAGGTGATGTGAAAGAGAACGGCGGTCGCACTCCAGAAATCGCCGAGGCTCACAGCAAGGTGGAGGACAACACCAGCATCAGCCGCCCCGCTACTGTACTTCCTAGCAAGTTTGCTGCTGGCGACATGACAAGCGGTAAAGCCCTCAAGCTGGTCGAACGGCTAGGCAATGAACTCAAGGGTTTGTACTTTGAAGCCAAGCCGGTCACTGAAGTTCTTGACTCTCGCCCAGTACGCGAGGCTGT